AGCACTAAAGTACTGTGCAAAACTGGTAGGGGTGGCATTCGCTTGCATAACTAAGCTCGTTGCTGAACCTGTTACAACAAGGTTCCACAGGTTAATAGCCTGCTCAGTCGATAAGTGAGGTGTTGTAAACGAGATGCTAGCCGGTGTTTTGTTAATGACCACACCTAGCTTAGAAGGTGTAATACCGTTACCGCTGTTGAGTCGTATAGCACGTACAGCAGTAAACCACAGTGTAGATATAGTACCAACTGGTTCGATAGTGCCGAACGTTACAAAGTCATCAGTAGGTGTAAGGCTCGCTCCAGTGGCAGCTACGTACCGTGAACCTGACGACATACCCCATGCATTGACTGTCGCCGGGTTGCTGACTGGTAAACCCAATGTGTTGTTGGCGTCTGTGGGTGAGTTCTTTAACAGAAGCTGGTGTTGCTGACTGTTACGCAATCGTAGGTCTGCGTCAGTAGTCAGCTCAGGTGGTACAGTTAGTGTCTGGTCAGCTACTGTGACGTTGACACGTGACTTAGTTTGTACAAGGTCTCGACCGTACCACATATCGGCTTCAGCCCACCATTGCCATGTCACGTGTGTGACAACACAAGGACGCAGCCCAGGACTAGCAGGAAGCGTGTTCACTACAAAGCTACGGTTGCCACTGACTGTAAGTGAGTTAGGTTTACGTGACAGGTCAGACAGCGGTAAAAACGACTCATCACGAAACAGGTAGTTAGCTGGTAGTGGGTCAAGCCACGTAGGTGCAGTGAACTCACTACCGTTACTCGTCGATGAGTACGTGTTGATACCGTCAAACTGCATGACAGTGCGAAGCTCGTCAAACGTTATCTGTACGACAGGGTGGTTTCCTGTGAAAATAAGTAGCCGTGTGCTCTCACCACGCACGACGGTATAGTTTACCTGTGTAGGCGTTACGCGAAACACGTCAGCTTTTGTAAAAAGTATACCCGGTACAGCAGGTTTTGTATACGTAGATGTCTGCGCGTGTTTCCAAGAACGCACGACAACATTGAGCCCATCAATGCTTACACTAAACTCAGTCTCATACTGGGTGATTAGGGATACACTAGGTGACGGAAGACCTACTGTAGACTTAGCATCTACTAACACAGTGCCACGACGACGTACAACAGCGCCAGACTCGTCAATAGCTACGTTGTGAAATACTGCAGCACTATCAGGGTCGAGCGACTTAGCTGCGTTGCTGAGGTTGAGACCTTTAAACGGTCCTAGGAATGGTCCTTGTAATTGCTCAGTCATTAGTTACTCCAGATGTCACTAACTAGCAACTCACTTTTACGTGACCGTAACATGTGTACGTACTGCTCAAAAGTGCTCAACGTCTGGTTAGCTGACGCACCGTCACTTGTATGACGCAAGTGCATTAGGTACTCTGTGTAATACATGACAGCTTGTAAGAAGTCGTCAGGCAGTGCAACTTGTGTAGCATTAAGCAAAACCGTCGGAAGGACAGGGTAACTAAGTACAAAAATGCGTAAATTATCAATTAGTGCACTATCAAATTGTGGGTACAGGCGTACTTGGGATGCTCCGTAAGGTGACCAATAGCACGGCCTAGCAGCACCACTCGGTATCAAAGGTTCTAGAACTTTAGCAGCAGACCACGTACTGACACGTTCAGCAGGTTGTACTAAATACTGATTACTGTCTTCTACCCAAGCAACACCGAGCACCTGCTGTACTGGTGGTGTTAGGTTTACCAACCCACCAGTAATAACAGTAACAGCACGCTCCTGTAGCAGGTGTGGCCACCGATACAACGCACTAACATGGCGTAACGCACTTTTGTAAGCAGCGAATACTTTACGAGCAACAGGATGCGACTCGTAATTAACGGGGTTCTCACCTATGTTAACCAGAACTTCGTTACAAACTTCAAGCAGTGTAGCCATGTTAGTGAACCTATACGATAGTATTAGACGTGTGCACCAGCACAGCACACTCTGGACGGAAAATCTTAGTGCCATATACGTTGCGGTCAACCATGAGGTTAATCTGCATAGCGTTCTCAAACGATTGAGTGATCTTGGGTTTGCTAGGTGTGACCATAGCGGCCCAATCTTTATGACACATTAAACCTGTGAGGACAGGTGCATTGTTACCTGTAAACACGGCAGGCAGCGATACGATGGGCTCATTTTTAGGCAAGTACCGTGAGCCTGTGAAACCTGGTGTAGGTTCAGGATTGTCCTTACCATTCAGCCAACCAGTGGCACTGTTCTCAGTGATGAGTGCAGTAGAGATGATTTTAACGCCAACAAGCGTACCAATCATACCGTTAGCAATAGGCTTGTTGTTGATGAAGTCTACACTGATAAACTGCGGAACAGTCATCAACTGAGCTTCTTGAATGGGATCCACAAAGTATATCAGCTCGTTGGCTGGCACGTTAGCACGCAGCAACTGAGCCCGTGCCCTGAGAAACGTAGCAAAGTTCATTTGCTGACCGTTACCAGCAATAGTACTAGTGCTAGAAGCGTAGATACTAGACAGTGGGTTAGCCATGATAGCAGCACGTAGACCCAGTAAAGCGCCAGTCATATCTTTGTCGATGGCATATGCCATAGAGCGCAGATACTCTGCACGGATGTCATAGCTGCTGACTAGGTCAAGGTACGCGTCGAAACCGACTGCACAATAGCGGTCGGTATCGATTTGAATGACGAGTTCGTTGTCATCGTTAGCTTGAATGCTGACAGGTTGGTCAACAACTTTGTCAGTGATACGCAGTTCAGACGTGCGTGGAATGTGAAAAGCATCACCTTTCTTTAGCAGACCTGTAAACTGACGAGCCATCTCGGTAGTCACAGTTCGTGCTTGCAGAAAAGCAATCGTCTCATCAAGCCACTGTTCAGGAATGAATTGCTGCGAGTTGAGCGGCGAAACGCTAGGGCCAGTGAGTTGATTAGTAATACCAGACATAAGTAACGTCCTATCCTATAGGGTACAGTGCACAGTTAGTGCATTGTTTGCTTAAGGATCTACGCGACCTTCTGCGTAGGCTTTAGCTACATCAGCTTCAATAGCTTTATAACCGGCAACGTCAGTAGTCATAAGCTTGCGTAGATCTGCTGCACTGTACCGTTTAGCGCTAGCTGGTACGTCCGACGCACCCGTACCCGCTTTGTTACGTTTGCTACTCGACAGCTTATCCCACAATACTTGTAGACCATCTAGCGTGTCGTACTTAGCAACTACGTCAGGGTACTTAGCTGCATACTTGTTGATGGTGTCTACACGACGCTCGAACTCAGTGTCGTTGACAGACCAAGCTGTCTGCAAGTTTCGACGAGCTTCGATAGCTGCAACTTCAGAACGCATAGCTACTGTCTCTTCATGCAGTGAAGCAATTGAGTTGTAACGTTCCAACGCTTCAGTAAGGTCTACACCCACCATCTGCTTGAACTGGTCTGCAAATGCTTTGAACTCAGGTGTACTACGGTCGAGTTCAGGCACAGCAGTTGCATCATCGTCACCGTCTAAACCTGGTAAATCTGACCCATCTAGTACAATGTCTTCGGTACTAGGCGGGGACTCCTCCACTGAGGGCTGCGGGGTCAGATCCACCTCCAACGCTTGGGTTTCCGCTGACTGATCCTGTGGTACTGTCATTGACTGCTGCTCCTAGTAGGGATTGTAGCTGTGCAGGGTCTACACCTTCAGTGGGTACACCTAAGCTTTCCATCATACCTTGACCACCATCTGTTTGTAACTGCTGCTGGATACCAGCTTGTGTGGTTACGTTATCTAATGGACTAGCTGGTGCTGACATTTCAGGTGCAGCCTGCACTTGTTCTTTCTTGATGTAGCGTGACGGCTGAGGAAACCGCATCTGCCGAAGCACGTCAGTCAGGATTGCTCCGTAGTCTAACCGCTCTGACATTTGCGGAGCTCTACTAGTCACATCCAGTAACTGCAATATGTCACTCAGCGTTCGTTGCGTCTGCACCACATAAGTAGCACCTAACGGTCGTAACGCGTAGTCATATTGCAGCATATCAGGTGTTACTGGGTAGAATGCTTTGACATCAGCGTCGGGCATAAGTACTTTAACTACCTGAGGTGTTGCAATATGCTGGCGTATCAGTGTAAACACTTTAGCTAACAGTGGCAGCGTTGCTTGGTCTTCGATACGCACGTGCACGGCTGATAAGCGGTTACCACCACTGTCACGTACGGCTTGAATCTCCGAGGCTGTAACACGCTCACCGCCACGTGGTTGACCTGCACCTACCAGAGGCCCAGTGCTAGTAGCACGGTCAATGTTAGAATGCAGAGTTGCTTCCTCACTGTAGGTGACAGTGAAGTTAGCGTTACCCAAGTCCATCGGTTGTAACGAACCGTGCTGTGCCACAGGGAATATAGCACCTGGTTTAATTTTAATATCCTCACGTGTCAGAATACCGTCCTCTATGAATGTAAACATTTTAGCGATGTGCATGATAATGTTGTCGAGACGTGAGTTCGTCAAGACGTTCAGTACGTGCAACTGACCCAGCAGTGGGTGCAGAGGTGACATACCATAAATGCTGTCACGGTTAGGCAGCAAAGAGCACTTGACGTAGGGATTACCACACCAGTAGTCTGAATCAGCTAGCCGTATCAGTGTACCGTTGAACAGTACGGCATGTACACACCAGTAGTGAACTCCACCTACCAGCATAGGACCGTAATACTCAACAGTCTCATAAGTGTCACGGTCTGACTGTGCAGACTTGTCACGAGCTGGGTCGTTGTCTACGCTAGGTTCGTAACCATCAATAGCGTCGTCAGAGATTGTGTAGTACCCTGTGTCAGCTTCGTACTGAAGTTGACCGCGTGTCAAGTGTAAACGACGATACACGCCACAGTCAGCTAAACGGTCTGACGTATCAAGCCAAATGTCAAGCGTAGACACTGCTTCCAGGTCTAGCGATGATACTTCTGTGTTGGTGACCACAGTACCAAGAAAATCCTCAGTATGTGTAAATGTGCGCGTCAAACGCGTGTCCCATCCTACTTTGACGTACCCAATGCCGTACAGTATAAGCTGGCGGTAGAAGTCATCACAGACATCACGTACACGCGCGCGTTCTAAGATGTCTTTAGCAAGTTCTTTGACGACACGTGCTTCTTCGTAACGGTCAGGTTCAAGCGATGTGAGGTCAAACCAGTCATCAGACGGGAACGTAGCACCTTTGAAGTATGCTACGAGCGTTTCTACAGCTTCAAACGTTTTACCGACGTTAACGCGATGGTGCCAGTCAGCAGCACGACCTGTAGCTTGTGACGATTTACCACGTGACGCGTCGAGGTCAGCTTTGCTGCTGCGATACAGTTCGTAAGTCTCATCCCACACGCTAGATACAGCGTCACGATGTCGTTTAGCTGTTGAAAAACCACGCTTAACAGCGCTTTCAAAGTCTGCTACGGAGCTTTTGCTAGTAAGAGCTGTAAGTGGTGTCGGTGTTTTAAGCATTATACTAGTAGATACCTCCGTAACGAGCATTGTAAGTCTGTGTACTCTGTAGCTGCCTGTCTTCTGAGCCTGGACCGAGTTTACGCACTGTCACATGCTGTTTAGTAGGCTGATGCGTGCTTTCAATTACCACAGCAAAAGCATCCGGTGGGTCGTCACGAACTGAAGAGCGCCCAAAGAAGTGGAATGTGTTCATGACGTGACCCATTGGCTTGAGTGCAGTGGAGAATAGTACGTTTTCAGCAGTGAAGTAAGGGCTGAGCTGGTGTTCGATACGTTTCTGCTTGTTACCGTGGGGTTTGTAGTCTATCAGACCGCACTCGACCTGCTCATCGCGTAATGCTTTGAGTACTAATGGTTTGAGAAGCTGCTGAAAACCTATAGTCTCAACGGCACCACGCCTGCAACGCCACTTCTTCACAAGTCGCACGTACTCAGACACAATCTTTTCTGTGGGGTAATGACCTACGCTAGCATCAAGTAGTACAATTTTACCCTGGTAGGTTTTACCACCCACCATAAGTGCGCTGTAATCACTCCTTACACCGACTGTACTAGCTGGGTCGAGTGCTATGAACGGTTTAACCCAGTCAGACTGCCCAGTGTTAGGGTCTACAAAGCTAACGTAGTCTGTCGTGACGTTCTGCAATAGCTGCTCAGCACTGATGTACTGAATAGCACCTGTATCGAGCACTTGTAAGGACTTACTGAGTACTAGATTTAAGTACTGAGCTTCAAACACACCGGGTGACTCTGACAGCTCAGCACGCATCTGACGTTCCATTTTCTCAGTAAACTTGCTCCACAAGTAGCCAGCGCTGTTGTCTACACCGTTACGGTAGATAGAACGTATAAAGATAGCAA